ATCACTTTTCCGTTTGTGTCGCGGATTGTGCCGCCGTAATTTCTGATATAATAATCAGCTTCTTCGATGCAATTTGTTTCCTTAACTAGTTCCCCGTCAAGGTCATATACTTTGTACTTGTAAATCTTGTTTTTCATTTTTTCTCCTTTCTTGGTGGTTTCCTGCTCCTGTCTGCACTTTTGGGATTCCGGCGGCGGCTGCGGCTCGTCTTAACCTTATTCGGTGCACTTCGTGCGGGTGTGGTGTTGTTTGGTATGGTTAGAGTATAGCAAAGATTAGCCGCTAATGCAATAGGGAAAAGCTGAAATATTTACTAAAATATTAGCCGCTTATTTGTGCAATTTGTATAAGCCGCTTATACCGCTTTTCTGTTCCCTTATAATAGAAGAAACACAACTTTTTCATTTTGGGGTTGCTCTTAGCCGCTTATATTGTTATAATATTAGCAACTAATAAAAGGAAAGGGGGCTTGAATATGGAAAAAGAACAGGCAGAAAAGCGCGCTGCCGCTGTCCGCAAGGCGGTTAAAAAGCATGATGCCGCAATAGATAAAGCAACTATAAGACTTCCGGCGGGCACTATTGAGCGCGTGAAAAAATGCGGTTATGCTTCTTTGAATGCGTTTGCAGTAAATGCGATTTTGGAAAGGCTCGAAAAAGAAGAGGGGCGGCGAAATATTAGCCACTAAAAGAGAATAACGAAACTGCGCTATATTAGCGGCTGAAAAAGGGCTTGACGGCTTCGGTTGTCGGCTCTTTTTTTCGTGTTTGGCAGAATTTTTTATAAATCCAGGTTGCGCGGGTTTTGAAAAGTCTGTGCTTGACGCGGCTCTATATATTTATATAAAAGCCGTTAACAAGTCAAAATATCTCTTATAGATGGGTGTTGTATATATGGGAAGTATAGAACATATAAAGACAGAAAATATTGATATATCAACTATACAAAACGAAATAGAGAATTATATAAATCTATTCTGTCAAGAACAGAATATAGATGATATTAGGTCTATATCTCAAAGTGTTTGGAATGGTTTACTTATGTATGTAAACATGAAATATATAAAACCCTCAAAAGTATTAAAAGATAGCAGTTCTATATATGGGGCTTATAATATCAAACTATGTGAAAAACTTTGCGATTATTATATTTATTTATGTCGGATAAATGATAAAGAGTGTAGTATACAGGGATTTGTTAAACTTAGTGGGATAGACGAAAATAGTATATATGAGTGGTATAGCGGGAAAGGGAAGTATAAAGCAAGTCCTCAACGGTCGGATATTTACAAAAGAATTAGTAAAGAAAGAGAAGACAGCCTGTCTGACAAACTGTTAACGGGTAAGAATCCCGTGGGCGTGTTGGGTATTCTCAACCATTTTTATGGGTGGTCGGGTGTCGGAAACATGACAGAAGACAGAACAAAACAAGCCGCAACACTTACGGATGCAAGCGCGGGCGTCCTTGAATTGTGCGACAATTCCGGCGCAACTGTTGACGGTTTGGCAGAAAATAGCCAGCTTGAATTGTCTGATAATTTCACACAAAAAGAAAAGCCCTAAAATAGGGCGATCCAGGGCTTTCGGTATATGGTCAACTATTCGCAAAACTTTTATTTATCGAACAGTTGAAATGAATTGTTTGAATTGTACAAGGATCATAAACAATTCCAGGTGACGGCGGCGGTCGGTCGGCTTCCTTGGTGGGCGTGGGGGTTTCTGCGGCGGTCGATCCGGTGCCCCCTTAGTCCTAAAAATATCCCCGCAAACAAAAAAGCCCGTTCCCAAAAACCTGAAACCCCATACGGAGAATAAATAGATATATTATCGCTATACTACAAAAGACAATACACTACAACGAAGAGAAGTAGTAAATATATTCAAAGAGTAAAGGGTATCACATAGTATAAATAACTGTCAGACCTATATATATAATATATATAATAAACCGAGGATAAATGCAAGGGAGATAAATGAATGATAGAGAGCATATTAGCGATAATCATATTGATTTTGTATATCATACTTCCGTTTTCGATGTGGAGAGTATTATTGCTGATTCCGAATGTAGACATAAGGGTTTTAGTGTTAAATATTATGCTGATAGCGTATTTCAGCATACCGTTTAAGGCTGTATGTGGATTAGGGGAGAGAAAGAAACATGATAGATAAACCGCCTTTAGGGGTAGCACCGGCGTATATCTGTGCTGAACAGAGGATAGCTGAATTAAGCGAAGCCATAGTTCGATGCTTAGATGATAAGCATTATGGCATTATCAAGATGTGGGCGAAAGAAATATATCTGCAAGCGGATTTGCTTTTGCAGATGGGAAGAGAGGATAAAGAAGATGAACAAGGTTGAAATCGTTGGTGCGCTTGTGCGTGATCCGCAAGAGGGAAAGGGATCAACGCGGTTTACGGTAGCGGCGCAGCGCAACTTTAAGAACAAAGAGGGCAACTACGAAGCTGACTTTATTAACTGCGTGGCTTTTGGCAAAACCGCAGAAATCGTAAACAAGTGGTTCAAAAAGGGCAGTAAGATCGGCGTTATCGGAAGAATCAACACCGGTTCCTACACCAACAAGGATGGAAATAAGGTCTATACAACCGATGTAGCGGTAGAATCCATTGAGTTTATCGGTTCTAAGAGTGATTCGCAGAGTAAAGAAACTGCCAGCGGTGAAGACGGATTCATGAACTTGCCGGAAGTGGAAGATGATGAAATGATTTTCAAATAAAGGTTTCTTCGTTCCATGTTCTATTTACTCCTTTACAAAGCCGGTGCCGTGTTTTGCCATGCGCGGCATCGGTGAAAGGGTAGGCTCTTATGCGTCAGGATATTCAAGAAGTATTCCAAAAAGCGAAAAACAGAATATTGGTCAAGGGCGCAGATGTAGAGTTTCTTTACAGGATGCTTGAATACGCAAGGTCTGTAAACGAGAAAGAGCGTCTTATGGAAGAAGCCCGTGAAATATTGCGGTATGCACGGTTTGAATGCGAAAAGATGATATACAAAGAGGCATTCGAGCCTAAACTTGGCAAATATCGTGATGAAGCATCGCTCGTCCATGATGTGTGGGTTCTTGTGGATAACTGCCGGAATAAGGATTTGGAAGTAGATGCGGTAACGCTTTACAAAGATATAGTGCTTTTATTGGCGCAGATGAAAGACTTTGACAGTTATCTGTTGTACCTTGAACACAAAAGGCAACAAAATGAGCGGTTTTATCTGCCAAAACGCAGACACTTCATAAGACATGGCATTATACAGGCCATGCAAGATATGATTGACGATAAGTTGGATATTTTGACTTTATCCATGCCGCCTGGCACACAGAAAACCACCTGTTTGAAATTTTTCAATTCAGCGATAATCGGATGGGATGTGCGCAAGTTCAATCTATTTTTTTCGCATTCAGCGGATATAACCCGTATGTATTATGACGGCGTATTGAATATCTGCACGGACAGTAGCGAATATGCGTGGGGAGAAATATTTCCTGGATTACTTGTCAATCAGACGAATGCAAAAATGGGGCAGTTTAATGTAGGTAGTTATAAGCCATTCCCCTCATTGCAGACAACGAGCCGCGGCGCGGAAAATGCGGGCAAAGTAAGATGCAATGGGTATCTCTTAATGGACGATCTAATCGGAAAACAGGAAGAAGCCTTAAATATCAAGATTTTGGATAAGCTATGGACAGATACATACAATGTTGATGCAAAACAGAGAATGCTTGACGGCTGTAAAGAAATCCATATAGCGACAAGATGGAGTGTGCACGATGTTATTGGGCGATTACAAAGGCTTTATGACGGAAACGAAACTGTACGGACGCGATTCATAGCAATTCCTGATATAGACGAAAAAACGGGGCTAAGTAACTTTGACTATGAGTATAACGGTTTTTCTGTAGAGTTTTTCAACAATATTGCCCTTGGTATGGACGATATATCATACAAGGCTTTATATAAAAGCCAGCCGATAGAGCGCGAAGGACTTCTTTACCATGACGAGGATTTACGCAGATACTTGTCCGTGCCGGACAAAACGCCGGATGCGATACTTGGCGTTTGCGATGTGAAGAACAAAGGAATCGACTTCATGTTCTTACCTGTCATGTATCAATATGGCGAGGATTTTTACCTTGTGGATTGCGTTTGCGATGATGATGCTGATTATGAACGGCAGTACGAAAAGCTGACAAATATCTTGGTTAGCTACAAAGTACAATTGTGCGAGTTTGAGAGCAATACCGGCGGTGACAGAGTAGCGTTTGAAGTACAAGACAGGGTAACAAAAGCGGGCGGCAGCTGCGCGATTACAACGCATCCGACAGAAACAAACAAGGAAACAAGGATCATAGTCAATGCCGAGTGGGTTAAAAAGCGTGTTTTATTCCGCGATAAGTCGCTATACAGCCCGAAAAGCGACTACGGCGTTATGATGAATTGGCTTTTATGCTATTCGACAGTAGGGAAGAACAATCACGATGATGTGCCGGACGGCCTTGCAAACTTTCGACTTTTCGTAACGGGAATGCAACCGCAGCTGGCAAAAGTAGAAGCGGTATTCAATCCTTTCAGGTCAAGGGGGTATATGTAATGACAACGAAGCAATACCTTTTGCAGATAAAGAAGATCAATGAGATTATCAAAAATCGAATGTTTGATTTAGACGAATTGAGAGATTTATCAGGCAGCGTATCATCGGTTCGGTACGATCAGGACAAGGTGATAACTTCCGGCAACAAGGATCAGCTTGAAAATATCGTTGCAAGGATTGTAGACCTTGACAGACAAGTAAAGAACTATATAGACCTGAAATACACGATCATCAAACAGATAGAGAGTTTGGATTCGGAAGAATATAAAGTATTATATATGCGATTTGTGAATAATTACACTTTCGACCTTATCTTGGCAAGGCTGAATACGGATGATGTATGGTCGGAAAGAAAGATGTACCAGGTTTACAAGCGCGGGTTGGATAATTTCGAGAAAATGTACGGAGAATCGTATCTTGCGGCGTAAAAATACAGTAAGTTGCAGTATATTACAGTTTTTTGCATACAAAACCTTAAAAACAAGTGATATAGTGTAAAAGTGGAATGATACCAAAACGGTCTTGAATCCCTCATGGAGTATAACCCCCAACACACAAAGCATCGTGATCCCCCTCACGGTGCTTTTTTCGTGGAGAAAATAATGAGAAACATAATGTTTTTTCAGGATATTGTCAAAGGACAGTACGGAAGAAAAATAGCATACACGGATGTAGAGCGCATTACGGAAGATAATGTAGTTAGAGTGGTCGGTGATAATATCGGCGTATTTAACTTTAACCGCCGTGCTATTGAGTATCTTTGGAATTACAAGAACGGGGATCAGCCCGCGCTTTACCGCACGAAGACGATTCGTGACGATATTGTGAATCATGTGATAGAAAACCATGCGTGGGAAGTAGTGCGGTTCAAAATGTCGCAGACTTTCGGCGAACCGATGCGATATAACAGCCTGTCGAAAGACGAGAAGATAAACGAAGCGGTTGATCGCTTTAATAACTATACACGCGCTGCCGGAAAACCCGCAAAAGACCTTTCGATGGGAGAGTGGCAGAGCGCTGTCGGCGTTGGGTTTGAAGCGATTCAACTTAGAGAACAGGGCGCAGAAAATCCTTTCAGGATCGTTGTGCCGAGTCCTCTTGATACATTTGTTGTTTACAGCCGCAATACGCAAGAGCCGGTACTTTCCGTACAGCAGTTGAAAGACGAAAACGGCAATCTGTACTATCAATGCTTCTCTAAAACGCATGAGTTCCGCATTCAGAACAGTACGCTTATGCCGTTCCTTTCGGTTGGTGTTGATAATGTAGCGGTCGCATACAGCAGACTTCATACTTTCGGGGAAATCCCGATTGTGGAATATCCCAACAATCAGGATAGAATGTCGGATATTGAACTTGTTATTACCATGCTTGACAGCATTAACAATATGCAGAGTAACCGCATGGATTCCGTAGAACAATTCGTACAATCCTGGATCAAGTTTGTAAACTGTGAAATTGACAAGACACAGTTTGAGGAAATGAAGAAAGCGGGCGCATTGGCTGTTAAAACCGTCAATAAGGATTTTAAGGCTGATGTAGACTTGCTGACACAGGAACTCAATCAGACACAGACGCAGGTAGCAAAGGACGATCTTTGGGATAATGTGCTGAATATCCTTGCAATTCCGAATAAGCAGAGCAACACCGGCGGCGATACCCAGGGCGCGGTAATGCTTAGAAATGGTTGGGATTTTGCGAAATCAGCGGCAAAAGTCAAGGATGCTTATGTGGTTGAAAGTGAATATCGCTTGTCTACTTGCATGAGAAACGCAATCAGAATCCGTAAAGGCGAAGCAGAACTACCTATCAGCATCGCTGATTATGAGCCGATTATCAATCATAGCCCTACGGACAATATGCAAGTAAAAGCGCAATCGTTCCAGATGCTTGTTTCAGCTGGCATAAATCCTTTGATCGCTATAAAGACGGTAGGCCTGTGGAACGATGCGGAAAAGGTTTACTTGCTGTCTAAGCCGTATCTCGATGTTTTGTATAAAACCATTGACGATATTGTGGACGAAGAGGGTTTACAGGAACAAGTAGTCAGAGCACAGCAATTATTGGCAGAGAATAATGGCAATACTCAAACAAGACAAACTGAACAATCTGTCGATCCCGTATGACGAATACTTCGGAGAAATGGGGCTGCCGAAAAGCGAAATCGAAAAGCGTATAGAACTTGCGGAAACGCTTGATGATGTGTTTATGCTTCTTTTTCTTTTGATTTCAGCAGACAAAGCGTTAAACAATGCCTTAGATGCAAAGTATTACATTGATTACCTTATCCGCAAGTATGAAGATGCGATAGTTGAATTTGGTATAGACTTGCACGGAGAATACCCAGGTGTTGAACTTCTTATCACAAAGACGGCAGAGGAAGTCATAGAACAGATTGTTGATGATCCTGATGAAGAATGGAATCTGTCGGATGATAGAGCAATGCTGATTGCAGAAAATGATACAAACAGTATTTGCGAGTATACAGCCTTTCAGGATGCCATTGACGCGGGCAATACAAGAAAAACTTGGAACACTATGATAGATAAGCGTGTAAGACACACGCACGCTGACTTAGAGGGCATGACGATCCCCATTATGGAACGGTTTAAGGTAGGGGCTTATGAAATGTACCAACCGAAGGATAGCACTCTTGGTGCAGGAATGGAAGAGATCGCCGGATGCCGCTGTTGGTGTACTTACTCATGATTTATATTGTAATGTGTGGTGGACAGTACGAAATATGTGGTGTTCCGAGAAACTTAATAGAGATAGGCGGCGAAAGACTTGTTGATAGAACAATTCGCTTGCTTCGTGAAAACTATGTAAATGATATAGCAATCACAACTACGAATGAAGCGTTTAACAGATGTGATGCTGAAATCATCAACTACGATAGTTCCGGCGAATGGGTAAATGCGTTTTATCTGACAGATGATCCGGTGTGTTACATTTTCGGCGATGTATATTATTCCGATGCGGCAATCAAGACTATCGTTGAAACACAGACGCACGATATAGAGTTTTTCGCAAGCGCACCACCATTTGCAAGTAATTACATTAAGCCGTGGGCTGAACCGTTTGCTTTCAAGGTTGTAAACACACAGCATTTCCGAGAAAGTGTTGAAAAGACACGGGAATTTTGGAAAAACGGATATTGGCGGCGGCATCCGATAGCATGGGAGTTATGGCAAATCATAAAAGATACGCCTATCAACAAGATAAACTATAACAACTATACCGTGATAAATGATTTTACTTGCGATATAGACAGCGAAATGGATATGCGGCGGTTAAAACAGACACTTTAACGAGTGTCTTTTTTAATACATAAAATTAGCAGCTATGCGGAAATAGCAATCATTCAGCCGATGCGACCGGCGTTAAAAAGCGTGAATGAAGAAAGAGGTAATCATGACAAGAGAACAGGCAAAGGCGTTTCTGTCTAACACTTTGGGAATCGAAGAGCCGACAGATGAACAGGTTACAAGTTATCTGAACAGCGTCAATTCGGAAACCAAAAAGGAAAAGGACAGAGCAGACAAGCTGAAATTGGATGCTGAAAAAGCGGCAGAGTTAAAGAAACAGCTGGACGATATTGCTAATCAGAATTTGAGCGAGGTTGAGAAAGCGAACAAGGCAACGGAAGATGCGCTTGCACAGGTAGCGGCCTTGCAGAAACGCATCGAGAGAGCGGATCAGCTGAAAGCACTTGCTGAAAAAGGCATCACGGGAGAACAGGCAGAAAAGCTAATCTCCGAAGATGGAAAACTTGACTTTGATATTCTTGGTCAGATTATCAAGGATCGGGAAGATGCGGCAAAAACAGCCAAAGAGCAGGAAATCGCTGACAATCAGGGCAATCCTGGCGGCGGTACAGCTGGCGGCGAAAAGCCGGACGATAAACCCGAAGATGTGAAAAATGCCGAATTGATCTCTTTTGGTGAAGCACCTAAAGGGGCAGAAGAGGCGTTTAAGTATTACACTTAAAAACCCTATAAGGAGGTAAGAAAGATGGGAACACCTATCGCAAGAGAATTTAATGCAAACAAAACAATTCTGAAATTTTTCCCTTTCAAGGGAGCAGCTTGCCTTGTTTCCGATTCCGGCGTTGTAGCAGATGCTAACGGAAAGAAGATCGTTAAGGCCGGTACCCCGTTCCCCGCTGACGATGCCACTTGTCTTGGCTATCTGTTAGAGGATGTGGATGTTACCCAGGGTAGCGCACCTGGTACTTATGTATTTGAGGGCGTTCTTGATCCCGACAAGCTGAAAGCAAACGGAGTAGCAATCTCCGATACGGCTGCCGCTAAGACTCCGCGTGTAACCATTTACGAAACTGTATTTGGCAAGGGCGTAGGAACCGGCACAGGAACCTGATGAAAAGGAGGTAGAGAAAGATGGCATTACAGTTAAAAGATGCTTTTACCGCAAGAGCAATCGGTACTAAGTGGGATAGCTATAAAGCATCCCTTGCGCTGCCTCCCTATCTTGGCAGAGCGTTTTTCGGCACACAGAAGAAGATGGGGCTTGACATTCGTTTCATTCTTGGAGAGGATGCAGTTCCCCGTGAGTTAAAAGGATCGAATTTTGATGCACAGGCACCGTTGCGTGACGCAATCGGATTTTCTGACATTCAGCAGAAAATGCCGTTCTTCCGCGAGTCCTATATGGTAACTGAACAGGAAGAACAGGATTATATGCAGTATGTAGATTCCGCAAACGCAGACCTGGCAAATCAGGTACTTGCCCGCATCATGAAGAAACCCCTTGATCTTGTTCAGGGTGCAAATGTAGTTCCTGAAAGAATGATCTGGCAGCTTCTTGCACCTACTGATGGTGTACCTAAGATTACTGTCGCTGTTGATGGTGACTACACCAACAAGGCTTATGTAATCGACTATACCGCTGACAGCGGAACAGCTTACAAGCGCACAAACTTTATCAATATTACGGGTACTGCTAACAACAAGTGGAGTTCAGCTTCTACTTGTACGCCTATCGCAGACCTTGTAGCGGCACAGGATCAGCAGAGATCGAATCGTGGTCAGGAACTTACTACTTTCGTTATGAATCAGAAGACCTGGAAACAGCTTGTTAACGCAGCTGATACTAAGTTACAGGTTCTTGGAACGATCGCGGCATCTGCCGGACAGATGATTAAGGATTCCGAGGTTAAGGAGTTCTTGCTTTCCAACTATGGCATTCAGATTCTTGTATACAACAATGTATATCTGAACGCAGCTGGAACTACAAGCACCTTTATTCCTGACGGCATCGTAACCGCTATTTCCGCGGGCGCAAATCAGCTTGGTACTGTATTCTATGGTACTACTCCCGAAGAGCGTTCCGGCGATCTGTCTATCGGCAATCTGTCGATTGTTGAAACCGGTGTTGCTCTGTATACCTACACTACGCCGCATCCCGTAAATACGCATTGCGTATGTTCCGAGATCGTTCTGCCGTCTTATGAGGGCATGAACAGCGTTGTTGTTATGAAGGTAGACGCATAAGGAGAGTGCTTATGAAAGCAGAATACACGGTCAAAATTGGCAATGTGTTCTATAAAGCTGGCGAAGAAATCCCCGATATTGCGGTTGAAAATAAAGAAAACAAGGCGGTTGAAGCTGTGAAAACAGCCGAGCCGCCTATTTCTAAGCCGGAAGTCGAGGAAAAGCCCGCTGAAAAGGATGCGAAGCCGAGTAAACGGCAATATAGCCGGAAGAAGTAACGGGAGAGCGACCATGACGATAGACGAGTTGCAAAAAGAAATCGTAAGTGATTTAACAATCGAGTTGCAGAATGATACGGATTTTAACGAAGATATTTTAGAAGTAAAAGTTAAAAACGCAATCCGCGAAGTAAGATCGAAACGATCCTATCCGTCAAGCTACACCGAGGAAATGATAGCGGCAGACCTTGAAAATCTTTACTCAACCATATCAAGACTTTCTGTTGTTGACTACAATCAGGTGGGCGCACAGGGCGAGAATAGTCACCGAGAGGATGATGTGCAACGCGATTGGGAATCCCGCGAGAGTATTCTTGGCAATATTGTTGCTTTCGTCAAGGTATTCTGAAAGCGAGGTAGCAAAATGGAAAGGGCTAAGTGGCTTATTTCTGCTCTTTGCGGTCTTATTCTTTCCTTTACACAGAAATACGGGATCATGATTATTTTTGTTGCCATAGCAATCGTGTTTGATTTTGCAACAGGATTG